TTAATCAAAGCACACCTGCGGCTAACTTTACAATCAAAGCAAGAAATGAGCCTGGTGAGGACTATGGCAACACATCTAGTGGCACTGCAACAAGAACTGCTACATCACCTGTAGAATTATTTACCAATCAAATAAATTTACGGGCAAGAGGACGTTCATTTGCTTTGCGTGTAGACTCAAGTGCAACAGGCATGAAATGGAAACTTGGTACACCTAGAGTCAACATTAGACCAGATGGGAGAAGATAATGTCAGTTGTTATACCTCCTAGATTACCAGAGCCACCCGAACAAATTGATAGACAGTATGTAGAAGATTTGATAAGAGCGTTAGAATTGTTTATATCTCAACAGACAACAAGCACAGTTGAAGATGATGCACAAGCATTTGGTTGGTTTACAGGATAATGGCTAATACATACAAAAATGCAAAGGTAGATTTAACAACAACAAATGCAACAACTGTGTTGACAACACCTGTTGGCTCTACAAATATTATAAAATCAATGCTTGTATCAGAAGATAGTGGAAATGCTGATACAATTACATTAACTATAACAGATACAGATAGTGCAGTGTTTAGTTTGTTTAAAGTAAAGGCTGTTAGTGCAAATACAACAGTTGAATTGTTGACACAACCATTAGTGTTACAAGACTCTGAAATATTAAAAGCGACAGCGGCTACAGCTAATCGTTTACATTTGGTTGTAAGTTATTTAGAAATAAGTTAGGATAAGAGCATGAATTTAGGTAACATATTAAAGAAACTAGCTCCGATAGCCATAAATGCAATAGCACCAGGCATGGGTAAAGGGTTAGGCAGTCCTGCCGTAATGAGTTTACTATCAGGTGCTTTAGGTGGTGAAAAGCCACAGAACTTTTTAAAAGGTGCTCTTCTTGATAAATTAGGATTACCATCTGGTCTTAGTGCTTTGTATAAAGGTCAAGAGGGTAGGTTAAATAAAGGAACAGACCCCATGCTTAGTCTGTTATATGGTGGACAAGAGGGTAGATTAAACAAAGGAACAGAACCTACTCAAACACAAACAACCGACACACAAAAAACAAACGTACAACCAGCCTTTACACCAAAAACATATTCTGGTGAACTTTTGCAAACATTAGGGATGGAAGACTCTCTTTTAGGTAAAGTTTTAAATACACAATTAGGAGAAGGTTTGGCTGCGGGATTATTAGCACAATTGTTAGCATCAGGAGATGAAGAAGAGAAATCACCTTATGGCTTTGAACAAAGACCTTTTGGTGGAGGTGGGCCAGGTGGACAAGTAGGTGGTTTACCAATAGTAGGCAAAGCTCAAGGTGGTGAGATGCAATTTCCTAGACGTGATGGTGGCATAGACCCATCAGAGGGTTCAGGAACAAAAGATGATGTACCAGCTATGTTGACAGCTGGTGAGTTTGTATTGACAAAAGATGCAGTAAAAGGTTTAGGTAATGGCAATCAAAGATTAGGTATACAAAAAGCCTATGATATGATGAATAAGTTGGAGAGGATGGCATAATGGCAGTTCAAACAGTTGAACAGGTAAAACGCTTACCACCTTATCTTGAAGGTTTACAAAAACGTCTTTTATCAGGTTTATTTGGTACGTTTGATGGAGCGACTCAAACCACACCAGGTCTTCTTGATAAACCAATAGATTTACCTGATTTTAAATTAGCTGGTTTAGACCCATTACAACAGATGGCTTTTTCATATGCACCTCAAATGTTTGGATCATATGCACCATTTGTACAAAGTGCATCTGATCAAGTAGGTCAAGGATTAGGTTCTTTAGGAACTGCACAAGAAGCATTAGGAACAGCTATGACACCTTTAGGTGCGGCAGGTTCAGCCATATCAAGAGGTATTGGTGCATTAGCTGATCCATCTGCAGGTATGCAAAAGTTTTTTGATCCGTTTCAAGAACAAGTTATACAACAAGCAGAAAAAGATATTGATAGAGATTATGGTCAAAGAAGACAACAGTTATTAAGTGGATTGCAAGGTAAAGGTCAAGGTGTAGGTACAGGTCGTGGTAGTGGTCGTAGTGCTGTATTAGAAGCAGAACTAGCTAGAAACACGGCAGATCAAAAAGCAAGAACATTAAGTGGATTAAGATCAAGTGGTTTTCAAAACGCCATGAAAAACTTTCTTGGAAGTACAGAACTATCTGGTCGTTTAGGTAGTCAATTAGGAGAGGTAGGTACAAGATTTGGAGATATTGGTGCTAAATTTGGAGGTTTGGGTGACGTTTATAATCGTTTCGCTGGCACTACTGGAGATTTGGGAAGACTGACATCTGAGTTAGGACGTGCTGATTTAGGCTCTCTTTCAAGTTTAGGTGCAATGGGTAGAACATATCAACAACAAATGCTTGACGCTTACAGACAAAATCAAATGCAAAATATAATGGAGCCATTTACAAGACTTCAATTAGGCTCTAGCTTCTTATCAGGGATGCCAAGCTCTGACATAGCAAGTACGTTTCAATCTACAGTAACACCAGCAACAAACCCATTCTTGGCAGGTATAGGTGCTTATACAACCTTACAGGGTGTTGCTCCATATGGACAGTAAATATGGCTACTAACAGACCTAATCCACCTAAAGGTGCAACTAATATTAAAGATGTACAAATAGCAGAACCTACAGGTTTTCTTCCAGGTTTTACATTTCTTGGGCCTGGTAAAGGTGCAAGTGCAGCAATTGGTGATTATCTTGAAGAAAAATTACCTGAAGAAACTATAGGGTCACAAGCACTTAAATTTATAGCAAAAGGAATTGGAAGTGGGATAGGAGAAGGTCTTGACTTTGTAGCAGAACCTTTTGTTGGATTAGATAAGTTGCTTGGTTTACCTGCAATAGGTAGTGGAAAAGAAATAGAAGACATAAAAAAATCACAATTAAAATTAGCTCCACAAGCAAGACAACAAGACCCTAGTGGAGATATGGGTTTTGGAATAATTAGTCCTGATATATTTGATCCAAAATTTGCACCAAAAGATTCAAAATTTGCACCAACATTTCCATCAGAAGACTCACAACTTACAATGGATGATGATGAAACTTTTGGATTAACAGGTGATACCAAAACTGATACAACTAAAACTAAAACAGATACAACAGATAAAGCTGGTGAAACTTCAGCAGTATCAGAGCAAGATAAATTAGATGAACTTTTTAGTTCTGCTTTACAATCTGCGGCAGATGCAAGAGAAGGACAACCAACAAAAAGAAAAACTTTAGAAGATTACAAAAAAGAATTTTCTGAAGCAACAGGTATTGACGCATCAGGTAAAGTTGATAAGTCAGGTGCACTCATGGCATTAGGTTTAGCACTTATGCAGAATAAAGCTGGTAAAGGTTTTAATGTAGGTAATATGTTAAGTGCAGTTGGTGAGGCTGGATCAAAAGCATTACCAGTCTTTGAAAAAGCTAAACAACAAGCTAAACTTGCCGCAGCTAAAGCTGGTGAATACGCATTAGGTAAAGTTGCAGAAGATGAGGCAACAGCGAAATTAGAAAAAGAAGAAATGATGAAAAGAGAGAATTTTTATGTTGTTCCTAAAGGTAAAAAGGGTGGCCCATTAGGTATTGCAGAAGCAATTACTCAAGGCAAAGGTGAATTTGTTCGGGTTAATAAATTTGAATTGTCTAAATTAGATCAAAATAAAAACTTTAATGATAATTTTGAAATCGTAAAAGCATCTGATTATTTAGATGTAGCTAAAGAAATGATGAAAGCTCCAGAAGTAAAAGATCAATATTCTAAAACATCTAAATTTATTCCTTTGTTTAGTGGAGCTGACAAAGATTTAGGATTTTATGTTCAATTACCAGACGCTAACGCTGGTGGTAATGTTAAACCTGCCTTTGTAGATGATGCTGATAGTGTAATAGGTCAAATTCAATCTATGGAACAAGATTTAAACAGACAAGAAAAAGATTTTAAAGAAATGGCATCTTTATTAAACAGAACTGACATTGATGTTGTTTCACAGTTAGGTCAAAGTGTTGTTCAAGGATTTAGAAATCTTGGTTTTGATGTTGGTGGTGATACTACACCTATAAAACAAATACAAACTTTGTTAACTAAATTACAAGCAGAAAATGCAGCAGATATTTTAGGTGAATCAGGTAAAACATTATCAGATACTGATAGAGAATTAGTAAGAGAAATTGTAGGTAAAATATCATTCACTGAAGGTGATGAAGCAGAATTAACTAGAAAACTTGGCAGATTATACGAAGTCATTATTACTAAAGGCAGAAACAATGTTAATGAAGCATATTCTAAATTAAAAAGTGCTGGAGTAAATATAAATAGAGAGTCAGTCAAAGCTGATCCAACTGCTAGTCTTGTTAAAGGTGATGACGGCATTTATGACATTGTGAGTTAATATGGGAATTATACAAGTTAGAACACCTAATGACGGAGTAGTTAAAGTAAGAATTGCAGGTGATGAGCCTACTGAAGAAGAAGTATCTAAAATTAAATCTCAATTTTTTGGTCAACCAACTACTCAAAAAACTAGCTCTTTTGAAGATTTATTACAAGAATCAAAAACTGCTGATGAAGATGCAGACTTTGATTATGAAACTGGTGCAACTGGTGGACTAAGAGCTTTAGTTTCTTTTGGAGAAACAGAGGAAGAGAAAGAAGCCATACTTCTTAAAAAAGTTGGAAAAGAAGGATATACAAAAGACTCAAAAGGCAGATTAGCATTAACACCAATCGGTCAATCAAAAGTTGGAATGAAACCATCTGAAAAAAATGTGGTGTTAGAAGAAAAAGGATTTTCTGCTCGTGATCTTGCTGATTTGACAGGTGTAGTTCCTGAAACAGTAGGATCAATTATTGGCGGTATATTAGGTATACCTGGTGGAGTTTTTGGAAGTGCTGCTGGAGCTGCAGCTGGTGCGGCAACTGGTCAAGCAGCCGAAGAAGGTATAGAGGCTTTACTTGGTGTTCAAAAACAAACATTACCAGAAATAGGAAAAGATTTAGCAAAAGAAGCTGCTTTAGCTGGTACAGTTGATTTGGTAACGCTTGGAACATTTAGAATTGCTAAAGGAGCAATAGGTGCTGGTGCTAAAAGGTTATCAGGTGATCCATTAGATGCGGCAAGAGGTGCTGATCTTGTTAGGAGAGGTTTTAAACCAAGTTTAGAAAGATTAGGTGCACCTTCTCCGTTAGCTTATTCTCAAAAATTTGCTGAAGGTGCAACTAGAGACTATCAAAGAATAATTAATAATACTAATTTAGCACTACAAGAAAAAGAAGCACTTTTAAAAAATTTAGCAGATTTAGATGCTGCTGGTCAATCGTTTGCAAATGTTGCAGGGCCAAAGTATAAAAAATTATCAGATGATTTAGAAAAAGCTCGTCAATCATCATTAAAAGCAGTGAAAGACAGCGTTGATGTTTTAGAAAAAGGCGTTAAAAGTGATTTAGATATTGATGATTTTGCAATTGATTCAATGATTAAATCATTTAAAAATTTTCAAGATGGTGCTGACATTAATTATACAGCATTAGATAATGCTTTAAAAAATTTAGACGGATTAGTAAGAGGCTCTGGAACTTTTGCGGGTGATGTAAGATTTATAAATACAGGAAAATTAAATTCTTTAAGCGATAACATTATGGATAGAGTTGTTAATACTCGTAATCCTGATTTGTTAGAACCTCAATTAGCTGCAGCTATTAAAAAAGTAAAAGCGTTAAAAGGCAAAGCTACTTTTACTCAATTATCTGCTCAAAGAAAAATAATTAACGATACTTTATACTATGGAACAGCAGATTTATCTTCTGAAGGAAGAAAACAATTAACAAGATTGTTAGATGAATTTGATAATTTGTTAAGTGCAGACCATTTAGCTGCAAGTGCAAAGGGTATAGATGGTTTAGAAAACATAATAAAAGATAATCCACAAATTAAAGAACAACTTAAAAGAATTGGTGAGTTAAGAGATAAAGCTGCAGGTTTTTATAAAGAAGGTAAAAAACCTTTTGATGATTTAGAAAAATTTGGTGTCATAAGAGATATGAGACAATCTTATAATACTGATGGAACATTTAATACTGATAAATTTTTTGATAAAATAATTAAATCAAATTCACCAAAAAGATTAAATTCTGTATTAAATTCTATGACAAAAGTAGAAAAAGGAAGATTAGTCGTAGATAAAACTGCTCAAGAACAATTGAGATCACAGTTAGCAAGATCATACTTAAATGATGCGTTAGGCAAAACAAATTTAGATTTGTTTAATCCTAAAATGTTTAATGGTAAAGCATTTAGAAATCATATTAATAATTTAGGAACAACAGGAAAAGTTTTATTTGGTAAGCAATGGAATGAGGTACAAAAATTAGCTGACACAATTGGTCAAGTTAGCCTCACAAATATTGATGATGCTGCTTTACGAAATATAGTTAAAGCAAATGCTAACAAAGGTATAACTGATTCTTTACAAGATTTAGCTAGAGCTTCTAAAGAATTTCAAGAGGCTAATTCAATATCTATCGTTAAAAAATTTAATGATGGTACTTTAACAGCAGAAGATGCTGCTAGAGAAATGATAAGAACTAATATAACTAGCTCTGAAGTAGGTCGTTTACAAAAATTTTTTTCTGGAAATCTTACAGAATTAGAAAAAATTAGAGAGGCTGTGGTAACTGATTTATTTCGTTCTGTTGGTGATGATATATTTACATCACCTGCAAAATCAAGAGCCTTACTTGATGCTATGAACAGATATAGACCAGGTGTTTTAAAAAAAATAATAGGAGATGATCACTATAAAGTTGTAGAGCAATTTGCAAAAGATTTAACATTTTTAGGAGATGTTGGTAAAGAAGGTAGTATATATGCAGCTACTTTTGCAGCTCACCCTATTGCTAAACTACCAGCAAATGTAAGAATGAAAGGTATGGCAAGATTATTTGCAAGTCCTACAGCATTAAATTTCTTTGCTAAAACAGGTACACCTAATCAAAGATTAGTAAAAACTATGAATGTTTTAGGAACAGTGGCTAATGTAGCTGCAAGAACAACGGCTGGAACAAGACAATTAGGTGCTCAAGCAGCAGCCGAACAAATTGGCGAAACATCTGAAGAGGTAAAAAGAACATTAATACCAACTCCTAATGTCACTGCACCAATTCAATCTTCTTCAATAGGTGGTATAAATGTAACTCAACCACAACAAAATTTAGCAACGACTGCTGCCTTTAATCCAAATCCTAAAACTCAAGAGTTAGCAAAACAATTACAAGGAAGAAATTAATGGACTTAGAAAAATTAAGAGAACAACTCATCATTGATGAGGGGGTCAAATATGAAACTTACCTTGATCATCTCTCGCTAAAGACTTGTGGGATAGGTCATCTGTGTCGTGAAGACGAACCAGAATATGATTTGGAGTTAGGTGCAAAAATATCTGAGGAAAGAGTAACAGAACTTTTTGAACAAGATATACAAAGTGTGATTATGGATTGCAAAAAAGTTTATGATGATTGGGATAAATTGCCAGAGCCCGTAAAACAAATAATAGCGAATATGATGTTCAATCTCGGCCTGCCGCGTTACAGCAGATTTCGTAAGCATATACAAGCTGTCATGGACGGCAACTGGCAAGAAAGTGCAAATCAGATGCGTGATTCGAGATGGTATCGTCAGGTAACAAATAGGGCTGAGCGTTTATGTAAACGTATGGAAGAAGTTAGTCCTTAATTTTATTTTTCAACATTAACATTATTTCAGTAGCTAATTTAAGAGCTTGATATGACGTTATTTCATGTTTCTGAAAGTCATGTTTAAATTCTTTATTACGTTCTAATATATTAATTGTTATAGGAGTATTCTCAGCTTCTTGTGTTGCATATATATATACTTCTTTTTTCATTGTATCTGTTTGGCAGAACCAATACCCATATCTTTAATATCACTTCCATATCTTGACTCAAATTCTTTCTTGACAAGATTAGTGATTTGTTGACCCACTTTACGATCTTCATCTAAAGCTATTTTTTTTAATCTCTTGTAAGTGTTGATATCTACACTCACACTTTTCCACTTTTCATTTGATGCCATATGGTGTACCCTTTCTAAGAAATGATTAAAAAAAGTATACACTATCCTAGACAGTATGGGAAGTATAATAAATATAACGCTAAAAAAACTGAGTTTATGGGATACAAGTTTGACTCCAAATGGGAGGCAGAGCGTTATGGTCAACTATCATCTATGGCACTCGCTGGAGTTGTAAGGGATTTAGAACGCCAAGTTAAATATGAAATTGTAGTTAACAACTATAAAATATGTAATTACATAGCAGATTTTGTATACACATTGGTGCATGAAAACGGCAAAGAAGAAAAAATTGTTGAAGATGCAAAAGGTGTGCAAACTACTGATTTCAAGCTAAAAATGAAGTTAGTAAAAGCACTATTTGACATAGATATTAAAATTTCTAAAAAAAAGTAGTTGACATATTTATGGGATTATCCCATATTAGAATTTCTAGTTTAACATTACGAGGTGAAATATGACTAATAATTCTAGTGCAATGAAATTCATTGATGTTTCTGATACTCAATCTTTAAAACTTAGGAAAGAGTATTTGACCAAACAATTCGAGGAAGCTAAACAACAGCTCGACGAATTTAATAAAAATCTTGAGCAGATGTATTTGGATAAAGCCAAGAAACAACTCTTTGATGAGGGTAAAGATTTTGGCACTGCTAACTTTGAAGACAATGGTGTCAAAGTAAAAGTAGAATTAAGAAAGAGAACTTCTTGGGATCAAGAGAAGTTGCTTGAATATTTGAATACATTGCCATCTGATCTTGCAAGACACTACAGTAAGGTTTCTATTACTGTTCCTGATGCAAGGTTTACCAACGCAACACCTGATGTAAAGCAAGAACTTAAAAAGTTTAGAACTGTTAGTTTGCAAGGTGTTAAAATTACTTTTGGGGAGAATGAGTAATGGGGTTAAATATTATTTCTGCCGAAGAAAGGCTGAAAGAAAAAAGGGGTCATAAGATGGTTATCGTTGGCCCTAGTGGTGTAGGCAAGACAACTCTTGCCCGCACCCTTGACAGTAAACGAACTTTGTTTATGGATTTAGAGGCTGGAGATGCAGCCATCAGTGGCTGGCCTATTGATGTTATCCGTCCTAAAACTTGGCAAGAGTGTAGAAACTTTGCTTGTTTTTTAGGTGGCCCTAATCCTACTGTCAATGAAGACCAAGCATATTCACAAGCAAACTATGATGCAGTTTGTCAAATCTATGGTAATCCACATGAACTATTAGCTAAATACGATACTATCTTCATTGATAGTATTACTGTAGCTGGTCGTCTGTGTTTTCAGTGGTGTCAAAACCAACCTGATTGCAAGACATCAAATGGTCGATTAGATACAAGAGCTGCTTATGGTATGCAAGGTAGAGAAATGATGGGGTGGTTAACACATCTTCAACATATCAGAGACAAGAATGTTGTCTTTGTTGGCATTTTAGATAGCCGTGTTGATGAGTATGGTCGCCCATTACATGAACTCCAAATTGAGGGTTCAAAGACAGGTAGGGAACTACCAGGCATTGTAGATGAAGTCATTACAATGGCAGTTATGCAAGGTGATGAGAAGACACCACCTTACAGAGCCTTTGTATGTCAAACTCTTAATGAATGGAACTATCCTGCCAAAGACCGATCTGGTAAACTAGAGTTACTAGAAGAACCACATTTGGGTAAGCTATTGAAAAAAATTAATGGAGATGGCAATAATCCAAATAATACTTTAGACTTTAATCTAGCTAAAAATAATAATGGAGGTAATAATGCTTGATTTCAATCAAATTGAGTCTGATACAAAAACAGGTGATTTTGAATTAATCCCTGATAAAACAATCGCTTATGCAGTTATGCAACTGCAAGGTGGTGACACTGAAATCCCTGAGTTTGGGAGAGGAAACTTTTTTCTTAAAAGTCAACATAGCAAAGCTAAATGGCTGCCATTAGAATTTACCATCATTGGTGGTGACTATGATGGTCGTAAAGTTTGGCATAGACTTTTTGTTGATGGAGATAAATTAAATGAGAAGAATGTACCTGTTGCAAAAGATATTGGTCTTAAACTTATGAGAGCGATTATCGAGAGTGCAAGAGGTATTGACTCAAATGATATGTCTCCTGAAGCACAAGAGAAGAGAAAGATCAATGGTATTGACGATTTAAGAGGTATGCAGTTGTGTATTAAGATTGGCATTGAAAAAGGTACAAATGGATATGCCGATAAGAATAGATTAATCGCACCTCTTACTGTTGGTCAGAATGGGTATATTGGCCCTAATCAACCACAACAGACTACTAGTGCAGCTAATAATGTTAGCACATCTACTGCACCTAGTTCAGAAGGCACTGTTCCTGACTGGGCGAAGTAGTCACACACAGTTTCTAGCCTCAACACAATCCTCGTGTGTGCTAGACTATGTTTGGGGAGTACATAGGAGGCAAAACTCCCCACCATTATGAAAGGGGATAGTGATGGATGATATCTTATTTGCAAATCAAGTATTAGCTGGATTATCAAATCCAGACAGAGGTATCTATTATTTCTGTAGTAATAAAAAAGCTGGTAAAAGAGATACAAATAAAAATGCTATTATGGCATCAAGAAGAGCTAGAAGAGAATTAGTTGATGCTCAAAAGTTTTTTATTGATAACAAACTGTTAGAAGTAGCAACAAATTTATCTTATGAAAGTCCAACTAAATTAGTAGAATTAGCTAAAAGAGCAATACCACCATTTAATAATATGTGGATTGAATGGGATGAAAAATCAAGATTAAATATTTGTGATTATAAATTAAATGATAGTCTTAGATCAACCTATAATGTTTTAGAAAAAAAATATGAAGGTTTAGAAAAGGTTGGTTATCATATTCAAAAAATTAATAATCAATATTTTTATACAATGTATGGTGTCGATAAAAATTTTGCAAACGGCAAAATACTTTGTTCTGGAAATGGTTTCTATTTTTCTAATGACAATAAGTTATTATCACAAGCATTTAAGGATATTGTTGACTGGGATAGAAATGTAAATGTACGTGATAAAAAATTACTAGAGTTAAGCAGAACAAAAACTATGGAGAGTTTGCTTGGTAATGGGTACATGAAATCAGTCAAAGAAAAAAATAACAATAAAGCATTTGGATGGTTTAAAGATAGGATTGAAACAGGTCAATCCATTGGCATAGAAATGTTTCTTACCGATAAACAATTTAACAGTGGTTTTGACCATGATCGTATGAGTAAGCAAGTTGAGGGTGATTTAATTGCTATGGAGGGTGATTTAAGACTTATCATATCTATCTTAGGTACACTTAATTATGATCATATTGTTTACAACAATGCAAAAACTAATCCTAAAGTAACACATACTCGATATGGTGTTATTGCACCAAAACATACTCTTAAATTAGTGACAATTGATTTACCTAAACCTAACATCAGAAAAGTTTATAAAGGTATTGTCAGTGGCACAGGAACACCAAAAGCAGAACATATGAGAAGAGGACACTGGAGAAGAAAGCCAGATGGTAAAAGAATATGGATTGAGCCTATGAAGGTAGGCAGTAAGAAAAATGGTATTATTGAACATGATTACATCTTACGAGGCAGAGAGGAAAATACCAATGTTTGATGCTATAACTTGCATGGCCACAGCCATTTTCTTTGAAGCTAGAGGAGAGCCACCTGTAGGTAGAATCGCAGTGGCACAAACAATTCAACAACGAGTGTATGACTATAGGTTTCCAGATAATGTTTGTGATGTTGTGAAACAAGGGAACTATTATAGTTGGGATACCAGCATCCCTATAAAATGGGAATGTCAGTTTACATTTTGGTGTGATGGTAAACCAGAAAAGATTGATGACATGGTTGCTTGGGGTTTTGCTATTGACATAGCTGAAGCAGTGATGGCTGGATATTTGTTTGATGTTACAAATGGAGCAACACATTATCATGCTCATTATGTCAAACCTAGCTGGTCAGAGAAGTTTACCAGAACTGTAAGAATAAATGACCACATATTTTATAGATGGGAGATAGAATAATGAAAAAACATAAGTGCATCAAATGCAACAAAGAAGCTACTGTTATAGAGCATGGTAAATATCTATGTTCTCAGCATGGAAGAGAATACGTTTTTAGTAGAACATATAAAACGACAGATAGAAAAGCAGAGAGTAGGAGATAGAATAATGAAACTAAAAAACTTTATAAAAAAAAATGGATATACTTATAGTACATTTGGGTCAGAGAAGTTTACAAGAACTGTTCGTATTAATGATCACATATTCTATAGATGGGAACATGAGTAATGCTACTTAGACCATATCAAGAGATAGCAGTTAACTCTGCATCAGATGCTTTAGACAAGCATGGTAATACTGTTGTTGTCGCACCTACAGGAGCTGGCAAGACAATCATGTTGTCATCTCTTATCGGTAAGAGAAAAGATAATAAGAATGTTCTTGTATTACAGCACAGAGATGAGCTTGTTAACCAGAACATGGACAAGTTTAAGAGAGTTAATCCGAACATATCTACTAGCGTTGTCAATGCTGAAGCGAAAGATTGGTCTGGTGACACTGTATTCTCTATGGTGCAGACGTTATCAAGACCGAACAATTTGCAGAACATGAAGCCAATTGACATGGTAGTTGTTGATGAGAGCCATCACATTGTTGCAGATACTTACCTAAGAATTATTAATCATGCTAAACAAACTAATAAGAATGTTGAAATCGTTGGCTTTACTGCCACACCTAATCGTGGTGATAAAAAAGGTTTACGTGAGGTCTTTACCAATTGCAGCCATCAAATAGAAATATCAACACTCATTCGTGAGGGTTTTCTTGTAACTCCAAGAACTTACGTTATTGACGTAGGTGTACGTTCTGAACTGCAAAATGTTCGTAAAACAATAGTTGATTTTGATATGGATCAGGTGGCTCGTATTATGAACAAACGAGCTATTAATCAAAGAGTTGTTGATGAATGGAGACAAAGAGCAGCAGATCGTAAGACAGTTGTATTCTGTTCTACTGTGGCTCATGCAGAAGACTTATGTGATGAGTTTGTCAATCAAGGTGTTAGAGCAGAAGTTGTAACAGGTGAAACAGATAAAACTGTTCGTGCAAATATGCTTGAGGATTTAGAGAATGGTGAACTCCAGGTAGTTGTAAATGTGGCAGTATTGACAGAGGGTTTTGATGCACCACCTGTCTCTTGCATTATATTAACAAGACCATGTTCTTATAAAGCAACAATGGTACAGATGATTGGCAGAGGATTAAGAACAATTAATCCAGATGAACATCCTAACATTATTAAGACAGATTGTATCGTATTAGACTTTGGTACATCTGTGTTAACACATGGATCGTTAGAAGATGATGTCAATCTTGATGGCGGCAAGGCAGACGGCAGTGGTCAAGCACCAGAGAAGTCTTGTCCTGAATGTAACTCTGTAGTGCCATTAGGTGTAAGAGAGTGTCCTATCTGTGGTTTTGAGTTTGGTCAAGACAAAGATGATAACCTTGTAGAGTTTAACATGACAGAGGTAGAACTTATTGATCGCTCTCCGTTTAGATGGACAGATATATTTGGAACAGGTAAATGCTTGTCTGCGACAGGATTTAATGGTTTTGCGTTGATTGCTGATCTTGGAGACTTGTCTTGTGGCATTGTAAAGCGTACAGGTGGCAAGTTAAGGATGGTCAGTATAGGAACAAGGCAACAAGCAATTGCGTCTGCTGACGACTTTCTAAGAGAGATTGAAGATAGTGATAGTTCTAAGAAAGGTAAAAGATGGCTTAATGAGAAGATTAGTGATAAACAGAGAATAATGTTAGGTAATTTAGGAATTACTATAAATCCTTTTGACTTCTCTTGGACGAAGTACAGAGCAGCTTGTCACCTTAACTATCTTTGGAACAAACAAGGCATTGATGCCATGATTTATAATGTAATGAATAAGGATGTTGCATAGTGGCATCCATAGAGGTGAGAATGTTATTAGATACAGATGAGGGTATACTTCATGTAAATTTCTTTACTGCATTAAAAAATGACTTAGATGACAGTGGTTTTTTATTTGAACTAGAGGATAAGTTACAGACAGTTTTCGATACAAATAACGACATCACTAATTCAGGTCATGCAATCATATCTCATATGGGGTCAGAGTTATTTACTGTGTACTTTATGAGAGATGAAGAGGGAGTAGGATGGAAGAAAAAGATAATGATGAACAAAGACGACCCAACAATCCATTAAGACATTTAGATTTGTTTAGTGGTATTGGTGGATTTGCTTTAGGTTTAAGTTGGGCTAGTGGATTTGAAACAGTTGCATTTTGCGACAACGAACCATTTGCTCAAGAAATTTTAAAAAAGCGTTGGCCTAATGTGCCGATATATGAAGATGTGAGGACAATAAATGAAAAAGAACTTGGAAAAATTGACATCATCACAGGAGGTTTCCCATGTCAGCCCTGGTCGTTGGCAGGATCAAGAAAGGGAGCAGATGACGACCGCGATCTCTGGCCAGAAATGGTTGCCATTATTGAAAACCTACAACCTAAATGGGTCATTGGAGAAAATGTGCGAGGCTTTGTTAATGAGCCATTGGGATTGCAAAGGACACTCTCTGACTTGGAAAGTATTGGGTATCAAGCCATCCCACATATTATTCCAGCTTCAGGGGTCGGTGCTTTCCACAGAAGAGAACGAGTCTGGATCATTGCTAATCCAAGAGGAGATGGTAAACCAATCGTTAGAAAAGAATCAAAAGAGCTTAAACAACCCGAACAAATCTCACTCTTCTAATATGTGGCCGACACCTACAACACAAGAGATAGAGCATCCACAAGCAGAACTTACAGAAAATGGTAGACGTAAGTCTAAGGACGGCAATAGCAGTCACAGTTTAAATTTAGCAGACTCTGTTAAAGTGTGGCCTACTCCAAGAGCAAGAGATTATAAAGATGGAAAAAAAGTACCACCTTCTGTAGGCAAAACAAGATCACATACTCTTGCGACTAAAGTTATTGAGGAAAATCAAAAAGTAATGTGGCCAACACCTACTACAAAAGGTTATGGTCACGCATCTGAAGGTCAGACGTTGATGTTGAGAAAGATGGTTGAAGAAGGTGTGCTTACAGAAATAGAAGCCGAACAGATGATGAATGGCACAACATTGCGACCACCAAGAATGGTGAAGTGGAATTTTCCAACGCCAACTGCAAGAGATCATCTAATGCCACGAAAGCCAGAAACAATGGCAAAGACAGGTAGAAACCCAGAAACAAACTCATTGCCAGATGCTATTCAGCATTTACAAATGTTTCCAACACCTACTGCTAATGAAGATGCTGCAGGCAAGGCTGGTGGCAATATGCAGAAAATGTTGGGTAATGATCCAAATGTTCGTAATACTGGTGAGGGTACGTTAGCCTCTGAGTGGGTTGAATTACTTATGGGTTATCCGAAAGGGTGGACTGATTTAAAGAATCAAGACGCTTCCCTTAAAAATGTTCGGGTTGTATGGGATGAGAACTGGGAGAAGGATACGCCAAGAGTGGCAGTTGGTCAAAAGGATAGGATGAAAAGACTTAAAGGTCTTGGTAATGCTATTGTGCCACAGATTGCAGAAATGATAGGAAAAGCTATAATGGAAGCAGAGAATGACATTTAATATTTTAAAGGATGTAGCCAAGCTCTGTGGTCAGTTAGACTGGAACACAAAGTTATCTGAGCTAGATGAGCAGGCAATTTTATATTTAGTAATGACAATACAACAAATGAAGGATGTAGGAGATGACGTTGACGAAACTTACTTGGCAGCCATTTGGCTCAAATACAATGTCGGAGACAAAAGTGCAGAGTTCCCCTTTGGAAAAAACAAAGAGCAAAATAGCACAGCTAATTGATGACAGTATAGTTGAAAGCAAAAAGAAAGAGAAACAGAGAACCTATCTTGGTGCTTCTTCTCTGGGTGATGCTTGTGCAAGAAAGATACAGTATAGATACATGGGTAAAGAGCAAGACCCTGGTAGTGGCTTTACTGCAAAGGTGTATAGGATATTTCAGTTTGGTCATGTGATAGAAGACATGGCTCATGGGTGGATTGTTAATGCAGGTTTTGATCTAAGAAGCACAGATAAGAATGGCGAACAGTTTGGTTTTTCCATAGCAGATGATCAGATAAGAGGTCATATAGATGGTGTAATCTGTGGTGGGCCAGATGATATCAAGTATCCTATGTTGTGGGAGTGTAAGTCTGCTAATGACAAGAGCTTCAATGAATTTGTTCGGAAAGGCGTACTAAGGACAAATGAAACATATGCAGCACAGATTGCTTTATATCAGTCTTACATGAATTTGACAGACAATCCTGCATTGTTTACTGTCATCAACAAAAATACTTGCGAGATATATTTTGAACTTGTTCCGTTTAATATGCACCTTGCACAGAAGACAAGTGATAAAGCCGTAGATATTTTAAATGCAAGTAAGAATAATGAGCTATTGCCAAGAATTGCAGTTGACTCAGATTATTATGCTTGTAAGTATTGTGAGTTTAGGGGGAGTTGTTGGGAGTGATAAGTTTTAGCAAAGAAGTGCCAAACGCTAATTTAAGAGTTATTAGTCTAGGTGCTGGAGTACAATCATCTGTACTAGCTTTGATGGCAGCTAAAGGTGAGATAACACCTATGCCAGATTGTGCTATATTTGCAGACACACAGTACGAACCAGATGGTGTTTATGAACATCTTGAATGGTTAGAGGAAAGATTACCTTATCCTGTCTATAAGGTTACAATAGGTAATATCAAAGAACACGCATTAAAAGGTGTAAACAAGTCTGGTAGTAAGTTTGTTACCATGCCGTTTTTTACAAAGTCTGGTATAGGTATGAGACAATGCACCAATGATTACAAGATACAACCAATTAGAACCAAGACAAGAGAATTGCTCGGTTTAAAAAAAGGACAGAGAGCTAAAGATGTTTTATGTGAGACATGGATAGGTATATCTGTTGATGAAATACAACGAGTAAAAGAAAATAAAGATAAATACATTATAAATAGGTGGCCATTGCTTGAGTTAGGCATGAAAAGGCATCATTGCCATGAGTGGTTTAACAAACATTATCCTAACAAAAAATTAGCTAAATCTGCTTGTATAGCTTGTCCGTATCACGATAACAAACTTTGGCGTGACATGAAAATTAATGATCCGAAAAGTTTTAATGATGCAGTTGAGTTTGATAAAAACATTAGGACACAAAATGTAAAAAATGTAGAACAATTTGTTCATTCATCTTTGAAGCCATTGTCAGAGGTAGATTTTTCTTCTGCTGAGGATAAGGGTCAGTTGAATTTCTTAGATGAATGTGACGGAATGTGTGGAGTGTAATATGCGTATTTTACCATTTGATAGCACTAAATCTAGTATATCTGCTAAAGAACTAGTAGAGGAAATAAGCAAGAAAGTACCAGCACAAGTACAAATAGATATGCTTAAAACTACTTTTCCAAATGGCGTTGTTCGAGGTGACGAGTTTTCCATTGGTTCAACAGATGGCGAAGAAGGTAAATCATTAAAGATAGATATAAACCCAAGAAGTCCATACTTTATGAAAGGTCAGGACTTTAATGGTGGTATCGGTATCGGTGGCATAGTCAAGATAATGATGGAAGGTCGCAACATGAAACTGCCACAAATCAAGGAGATGTTTGCAGACTATCTTGATGAAGCAAAAAGTTTTGTTCGGGATAGACCAGCGGAAAATCCAGTTAAAAGGCAGATTGATCTTAACACACCATTTGACGCAGAACATAAATATGTAAATGCAGAAGGTACAGTAATTTGTTCGGTTCGTAAGTATCTTGTCAGAGATGGTGCTGGTAATCCAGTCTTGGACACACATGGTAAACCCAAGAAAGAATTTAGACAGTTTACAGGCGACCATCCATATCCTCGTATGCCAGATGTCAGACCATTGTATAATATTCCGAACATTTTAGCATCAGACCAGGTTATCTGGGTTGAAGGTGAGAAGTGTGCAGATGTGCTGAATGAGAAAGGTTACACTGCTACTTGTACAATGGGTGGTGCAGGTATGCTTACAAAGAAGTCTGCATCACAGTACGACTTCTCGCCTTTGCAAGGCAAGGAACTTATATTGTGGCCAGACAATGACACTGCAGGTAGAAAGGTTGCAGAACTTGTTCAAGAGTTGTCACTCAACGCAGGTGTAAGGTCAGTAAAGATATTAACACCACCAAGAGGTAAGCCAGAAAGATGGGATGTGGATGATGCAGTCAATGAGGGTTTTGATATTAATAACTTTCTGCAAACGCCATCTACATCTGTAAAGCATAATATTAATCTGTTAGATGACAGTCTGCTGATTTCAAGATTTGTCGGTGATGCTCCAATACAGAAGTTTATTGTAGAAGATACATTTCCTATGGGTGTGCCGATTATACTGTCTGCCGCAGGAGATGCAGGTAAAGGTATGTTGACGTTGGATTTGGCAATGAAAGTAGCGTCTGGTACGCCAATGCAGAAATCTTTCGGTGGCACAGTTTCGGAGTTCGGTAATGTTGTAGTGTTTACGGCTGAGGATGACGAAGCGGAAATGCATAGACGTATTGAACGTCTTGATCCAGACGATAAAAGATTTCATTATGAGAATGAGTTGCGAATTGTATCTCTGCCAAATGTCGGTGGTGTGTTTCCAATACTGCAAAGCGTACATGGTGAGCTAACAACATCAGAAGAGTTTGAACGTATATATGAGCAGATACTTCATATGTCTAATCTTAAACTTATTATCTTTGATCCGTTAGCATCATTCGTACACGCAGATGTGAACTCTGATCCAGCATCTGGAGCTGCTCTAACTGGATTAATGTCCAAGATGGGTTCGGAGACTGGTGCATCAATAATGATGTGTCACCATATGACAAAGGTTAAGGACGACACAGTTATATCAACACCAGAACAAGCTCGGAATTTGATTAGAGGTACGTCTGCACTTGTTGATGGTGTTCGGTGTGCATTTACTTTATGGCAGTTAGATGAAGGATCGGCTAAGAAGCGTTGTAAGGAATTGAACATAGATTATCAACGCAATCGGTGTTTTGACGGAGCAGTTGTTAAGTCCAATGGGCCAGCGAATCGTACAATTCGTAGATTTGTTCGGGATATAAATACAGGATTATTGGTTGATCGAACTGAAGATATCGAACAATTGAACATAGGAACTAACAGAGATCTACGCAAAAATGTTCTGTTTAACTGGATTCGTGACTGTGAATATGGTGGTCAAGCCCTATGCCAACAAGGAGGTGCAGATTCGCTGATGATGAGAATGGACGATTCCAACGCACCCCAGGAATTGTTCGGTTTGTCGCAGCGAGTTCTGGATGGTATTGTCAGAGAGTTAATTACTGATGGCAGAGTAGATAAATATAGTTTCTCCACTGCTGGTGGTCGCAAATGGCTTGGCACTATCAATGGGCCAATGAGTCGTGGCGAATACCAAGCACAGACTGCAAGAGACAACATAAATTAATTTTTTTTAAAAAAAATCCAAGAATAATCCAATAATAAGCGTTCTTTAATTGTATAGACATTAAACAGCGTGAAAAGGATTTAATAAAGTTATGGATTATTATACATGGAATGACAAAAAACCAGAGAAAATGTCAAGAAGAGAATATTTAGAATTAATGAAATACATTGATAAATATTTACTTGATGATGTTAAAGATAAGATTGCTAAAAGAATGTTGAATGACAAGCAACAGTGGTACTTATCAAACAGTGGTTTAGCCAGCGAAAAATTTGGTGATGTTTTCGATTATGAAGAAATTGATCTTTTTTAATAATAATTTGTTGACATAAGGAAATACATTGCCTATATGTACATAAATAAATTATTTTATGGAGAAAATAAATGAGTAGAGATAAGGCAATCAAAGTTTATACGAAAAATCGTAATGCTTTAGAAAAAATTTATAATATTAAAAAAGTCAAAGATAAATCTTGGTTAGATTTGCATAATTCGATTGTAGATTTAAACTCAGATTATATTTTTTATGAAGAACGAAATGGAGATGATACAATTATTACTCAAGGAGTAGTATCATCTTATATTGCTAAAGAAATGGGAGAAAATAAATGAGTACATATTACAGACCAAGCGAACCAATTGCTATTAGTGAGATTGAAGAAAAATGTAAAGATGATTTTAAGGTTCTTTACAGATATGACGATCAAGATGGTCAATGGTT